TGCCGTGGGTATTATCGGTCTGACGATATTCTCCACCATGAAGGATCTGGAGAATGATTACTGACCCTCGAGTCTTGTCACTCTTGCTTCCAACTGGTCAATTTGATTTGTCAGCGCTCTCATACACCGCCAGAGCAATTCTTCCTTCCTGAATCCATATTCTTCTGATTCCTCGATTGCCGGGATCAGTAGCTCGTGTTCAGGGAATAAAACATCACCCGTCGCCTCATCAATGAAAGCAGGAACAGTGACTCGTCTTTCCGGAACAAAAGGCTGGAGGTCGTAGCAGAAGCAGGAATACTCGCTCCATTCCAGACCACATTCCGACATGATGGCAATTGCGGCCTGCACGGTCGGACCCGAGTGCCAGCGCGCTTCGTCGCCTTCTTCCTCTACGCGCTTTATCCATTTCCAGACATCTGGCAGCCGTGCAATCCGGCCAAAGGCCATATTTTCAGCCTCGGTGGGTTCCCTCAGGCCTGTTTTATGCGTGGCGTTGGATGTCGTGATGACGCCGTTAACGGAGTAAACGTTCAGCCAGCGCGCCGTTGAGTTCCCGCTATTGGTATCCCCGTCCTTGACTGGTGAAATGTATTTTTTAATCGAATCGCCTGGATTATATGAAACGGCAAGCACGGGTTGATAAAGACCTGAATCCTCATCAAATGCAGTCAGACTCCATGTGCCAGGTGCGGCAGCGGATGACCGAAACGCGACAGAGCCTTTTCCGTTAGTATTTGAGGAGCTGACATACTGCCTGTCAAAAAGCAGTCCTGGAAGCGGCTGCGTACCATCCGGAGCAGTTTCAGATACTATCCGGAGCCCGCCAATTAGTGTTGCGAGAGCGGCATAGTTAACATCCACATCACCCGTAAAAAGTGCGGTACGGTCGGATAAAGTGCGCCCGATCCGTAGTGTCTGCACACCCGCCGGCGCCGTGATGTTTTTGAAGGAAGCCACTGCAGCACTCATGACAACGGTTTTGGTCCGGCCATCAGTGGAGCCGGAGCCTAACTTAATATTGTCCACTTCGATCAGTGCGCCGCCAGGATTTTTGTCCACATCGCGAATGACGCGGTCAGCCCACCCGATATTGTCGATGTCGACGTTACGAATACGGACACCTGATGAGGCAGCATTGGTGATCCGGAACCAGGAGCGGCCCGTACCAAAAATCGTCCCCATCTGGCCGTCAGGCACGCCCTCAACGCGAACGCCATCAATCCGGACATTGACGCCAATGATGTTAAACACCGCACACGGGCTGCGCGACGGCTCCCCGTTCTGGCCCCGCATGTTAACCCGGAAATTCTCCACCACCACATCCATACCGAGCTGGATGTCAACACCGCGGGAAGGAAACTCCACGTTATCCGTTGCCACATGCGGATAGTTCAGGGAACAGTTAATGATGGCATAGTTGCGACCGCGATAGGCTTGCGAGCCAAAAGCGTGAGAGGCGTCTGCCACCCCCAGCGTGGCTATGCCGGTGACAGTTCCATACGCATGACAATTTTCGAAGCGGATATTGAACGGAATAGGGTTCCCGTCATGGTTAGCAATGGCAAATCCTTTCGAGTTAGTGTCATTACCGTATGTGCGACAATTGCTCACCACGATATTACTGGAGCCATCATCGATCTCGAATCCGTTCTGTGTGATGACCTGTACATGCCTTGATTTTGCATAATCCGTAATCATTGCCGTGCAATTGCTGACCGTCACACCGTCCGCGCCGTGCGTGGTCAGGCCATCGTCATAGCAGTAATCGATGAGGTAGGAATCAGTCACTCTGGCATCGGTTGTCATGCCCGGAACCGCGCCGGCATGGCCCACCCCGATATAGGCATCCTTCCAGCAGGCGATGTCCAGACAATGTTGCGGCCCTTCCTGGAAGACCATTTTATTGATGCTCAGGCCTTTGAGGGCGCCGGTTCTTAAACACCGCCCCCATTCAACGTCCGGATTCGACTTTACCCGGGAAAACCCGTTGGCGTGGATCCGGAAGTTAGAGAATACGATATTCCTGTCATATTTTACTGTTGGGGCGTTGTAACCGGCGTTGTGCATCACATCCAGTATGCCGTCCATCGATGGCGCAGCGACAATACACGAACTGAACTGATCCTCACCGACAAGGGAAATACCAGACGGTACAACCAGTGTTTGCGTGACCAGAAAATAGTGGTTGGCCGGAATTTTTAATTTTTTCTTGCCAGAATTCAAAGCGGCCTGAATGGCTGCTGTATCATCCCTGCCACTCGTTCCCGCCTCGTCAGCATCACCTACAGCCCCCCAGCCGCGGATGTCCCCTTCATCACGCCAGCGTGACATCTGGATCTCAGGATATTTTTCCACCCCATCCTGGTCAGATAACTGGCCCCGAAGAGAGGCATCGCCGACACCGACCCATTTACCCGGCCCGACACCACCCGCACTTTCCGGAGTGGAGCCAGGCGGAACAACTTTGGGCTGTGACCAGTCCCCATCCCAGCGATAGTATTCGCCATTACTTTCGAGCTGCAAAACAGTGTTAGGAGTGTCGAGGGTAGCGCCCTGCTCAAAAGACTTCTTCGTGATATAGCCATACTTCAACATCGCCTGGTTAGCATCGTAATTCAGACCAGAGATTGTACGGTGTTTTTGACCAAAACGATCGGTGTAAGTGTGGCTATCACTGGTAACGAACTCGTCAATTTTCGACCCACCGAACACGTGATCGCGAATGTCTGCACTCGGAACCTGGTTTTGCGTTGGGGTGGGAACCGGAATATTCAGGTAGGTTTTAGCCATATTATTCTCTTTCAGGCGTGAAGAGGCCTCGGGGTATACCCGAAGCCGGCTTATTGTTTGCTGGTTAGTCGTTCAGATAGATGTCGTCGCTGTACTCAACGAGCGAAAGCGTCTGTGTGTCATCCCCGTTAGGTTTTGATGATTCGACACGCCACAGCGTTGAATTGAGCTCCTCGCTGCTGGCCAGGAAATAGCGGGACGGGGTTTGCACAGTGCGACCATCGTAAATATTCAGATCAAACACCTCTGCGGCAGCTGTGAACGCTTTCGGATTCCCGGTGACCGGGTAGGCCCGGTACCGCCCATGGAAATTACCCAGGCTGTCCGTAATTACCACCCACATATCGCCCGGGAAGTTGAGGCGCTCTGAGGTTTCAAAGACATCACCAGCCCGACCTTTCAGGTAACCGGTCTGCTGATCGTTGTCGTACATGTCCGGGCACTGCACCACTGCGCCACGCACTACCTGCATTGTCTCGAATACCTTCACTGTCTGACTGAGGCGAGACTGCACCAGGCGGTTAGCCTCAAGCCAGGCCCGGTTGCGCGCCTGCGTGACATTGCGGCACCCGGAAAGGCTGACGGTCATCGCGTTTTCTGTCGGCGCCGTAATCTCGTGGATACCAGGCGTGCCAACCTCGAGATAGATGTAGGCCTTTTTATTGGTCCGCGGCTCGACGTAGTCGAGCGTGATGCCGTCATAGCCGTTAGGCAGGCTCATCGAATAGCCCATTTTGAAGCCATCCCAGAACATATTACTGCGGCCGAACACAGCAGCGGGGACGATAGCCTTTTCATCCCGCCAGAACGTCAGCACATCACCGATCCAGTTGATATCCACCCGGGCGGCATTGCAGATCACCTGAATGCGCTCCCCCAGGGACTGCTTTGAGTCGGAAAAGGTATAATCGAAGTACCCGAGTTGAGCATCCGGCAGGCTGTCGGCGATGGCATACAGCGTCGGCAAATCCAGGCGATTAACGTCCTGTTTCGCCACCATCACCCACTCATGCAGCACGGCGTCTGCAAATGAACGTGATGCGCGCAGCGTGGGGTCTACGAGGCCAGTGGTGCGGTTGTACGAAATCACCAGGCGGTTGGCCAGCAGGTTATATTTACGATCCTTGATGCCCGAGGCGTTTTCCGTCTCCTGCACCGTCACTTTAACCAGGGTGTCATCCGGGTATGTAACGTTAGTGCGAATGTTGATGGAGTGGGCCGCGAGGATGTACAGCGTGGAGCTTTCGCTGGAGTTATTGGTACGCTGCAGGCTAAAGACATATCGCGTCTTACCGGCCGCCGGCTGTACTTTGAATGTGTAATAGACGTAGTCCTGGCTGCTGCTGGTATTCTTCACGTCAACCGCCAGGGACTGCTCTGTGCCGGGAATGATGTCATTGTCATCATCCACCGCCCACCATTTGATAGTGACCGGGCCACTTTTCCCGCCCCCGAGACTCCCCGACAGGTGAAACCACAGCCAGGACGACTCAACTGCAGAAAAGAACGGGCCAACCACAGTCCCTTCGAACTCAGTCAGCTGGAAATACGTGGTATTGATCGTGGCGGTTGCTGGCGTCTGCGCGATGTCAGCGCCACCGAGATCGGCAAACACGAACGTGTAAAACTGAACGGGGTCAACCGGTGCCCCATCGTCCGTCATCGTGGCGTCAATCAGCGTACCGGTAACGGTGATATTCTTCGTGATATTTCCGGATGCTGTTGGATAGGTCACGTTGAGAATAAACGTCACATACAGGGGTTTTACCGCATCGTAAAAGTAATCGAAGTCAGGGCTCTTCACGATTTTCACAGAGATCTGCCCGCCGGCATATGTACCCTGCACGATGCTGTTTACTGTGGCCTGCTGCTTAATGACCCCGCTGTCTTCGTTCAGCCCTGGCAATTCCTGCCCGTCCACATCATCGAAGGCGTAACCCTCGTTAATAGTGCCGATCACGTCACCAGGCTGATAAATCTGATAGCTCGCCCCGGCCATCGCCGAGAGAGATGATTCTGAATACCGCACCGAAGACACGTTATAGCGACCATAGCCGATCTCCATGAATTCAGTGATGTACTTCTTGTTGTCGATAAATTCGAACAACGACTCCTGAATCAGGTCCGGGTATGAACGCACCTGGCCATAGATATTTGGCCTGCCTTTATACAGGCGGGCAACATTGGTCTGCCCGGTGAGATCGTTGTTTGGCGACTCGCCTGTCGCAACGGACGGCGTTTTCTTTATGTCTCCGACCAGCGTCTTCTGCAGCGCGGCCAGTGACTTTTTTGTTAGCTTAATGGGGTTCAGTGCTTCCCACGGTGCCGACAGCTTAATGAGGTCTTTTAATCCGCCCATGTTCTGGGGCTGGTCGAACACTGAAAGGTGATCGCCCACTCTGAAGCGGTACCCGAGATCGAAGTCATCACCGAGTTCTTTGCCATTAAGCCTCAGGAGAACGCAATTATGCAGCTTCTGCTCATCCAGCCAGTCAACCATGCGCCGTCCGATCTCAAGACGCCCGCGTTCTTTGGGTGCGCCTGGCAACCGCTGTATATCAAATGTCGCCATACTGAAGAAACTCCGTTCGGGTGAATGCCCGTTCGAGAACAGGCAGTGGGTCAATGCGCACGCCCCCGCCTTCGCCCCGCGAATGCAGGCAGCGGTTTCCCTCGATGACCATACCAACGTGATCCGGGTTATCGCCGCGGTAGAAAACAGCAATATTGCCTTCGAGGCGCGCGCCTGGCCGCCAGAACACAACATCACCTTCGTAACAGGTGATGAAGTCGCCGCCGGCTTCGTAATCCGGCGTCTGGTGGATCTCAATCCCGGACACATGCCTGTGGTACAGGACGATAAGCCCCCAGCAGTCCACCGCATCAAAGCTGCAGGCACGGTTAGCCCACGGCAGGCCGATGACCTTCCGTATAAAATCGATTTTTTGCATCAGAGGTTACTCAGGCCGGGGTACAGGTCGACCGTGTAGATGATGTTGGTGGCCACGGTCAGCGGGTTTGTCACTCCTACCGTCACCGAGACGTTTTCAGCAGCAGATGCGACATCGCGAACGTACATGGAATAGGTCTTCAGCGGCACCGTATCGCCGATGTTTTCCCAGATATCATAGCGGAAGGTGATCGGCTCCATGCGCGCGGGTCCTCGCCACAGCTTCAGTCGCTGCTTGATGTCCTGCGAGAGGGCCGCAAAGGTAATCGACGCGTTCAGTGTGGTGGTTCCGTCCTGCGCCGGTTCAGAGAAATCAAAGCGCGTTGGCTGGTACTGGCTCCCTGCGAAATTGGCAGGTTGAAACAGGTTGTTCACCAGGCGATCGGTGCCAAAGGCAGAGTGACTGAAGGTCACCGTCTGCTTAAGGTCCGATGCAGGGCGGCGCTCCTTCCATTCACGGAGTGTTGGCATCTGGGAGAATCTCCGTAACGAGTAAGTCGTACCAATACCCGGCGCGCGGCTGGGCGTTGATTATCCAGTCGTCGTAATCTTCGGTGATGTCAGCCAGGAAGTTGCAGATGATATCTGCCGTCCAGGTGACAGAATTCCCATTTTTGCTGGTCTGCACAGGCATGGTCAGGAAGTGAACCTCCTGCATCTGCACGCCCTGCTCGTCACCCAGGTCTATCGGGATGTCGAACCACGCCTGCCCGCGGTTGCAGTAATTCGGCGAGCGCAGCCAGGATTTGAAACGCTCGGCCTCAGCCAGGGTGAATATCCAGCTGAGATTCCAGGAAGTTTTCTGGTCAGTGGTGATCGGCGTGAACACCGCTGGGCCAACGGCAGGGTTACTCTGCCGGAAGCTGGTATCCTGCGTCATGTTCTGGTTCGCGCGCTGCGGAAGCGGCAGGAATGGCGGGTATTGAACGTCTGCCATCAGTAATCTCCTGGCGTAAAAAAACCCGCCGAAGCGGGTCATTTTCATTCAAGTGGCAAAATTCTCTCAACATCACATCTGGCCCTTTCTAATGCAGCCATTTCTATAGCGAAGAAAAAAATGAATTTATTACGGTCGGAAATTTCTCTACCACTCGCCTGCACATGATATTTTTCAATCAATCCTGCAATGTCTGAACGCAGCTCATAGATATCCCTTAACCTATTTTTAACGCTTTGATTACTAAAGCTATAAGTATCTATATTGTGTGCAAAGTCGTTACGGATTTTTCTAAAAATATTAAGATAATCTTTAATGAATGGCCGAATTAAACCTAAGCGATATGCCATCAAAATCTTGGCCTCAAGAGTCGCTAAAGGTGCTGATGCCCCCTTGAAAATCTCGTCGCTCTTTCCATCATGAGGCAGCAAAAATGATGAGATTAGATTGGTTAACTCCCTTTCTATAACACTGGAAGCCACTAATACGACACCTCTATCACTTTCAGCCTCAAGTATCCTCATATTTTTCTGGAATAAATCAGCCATGACAGGTCCAGAAAAAAGGTTTTCACTCATTAGTAATCTCCA